CGACAGTATCTCCAGGCCAGCCGGCCCCCGTTACTGATCCAAAAGGGGATGCTACTACTAACCAACTGAGTACGGATTTAAGAAGATCAATGGCATCAAATCTTAATTCCCAGATACAAAATGATAATTTAAATGCTAAAGCACTTATTACTAATTCCTTATCTACGGTAGGTACTAATCTTATGAGCGGTGCAATAAATAGTTTTTTTGGGTTCGCTAATGGTGGTGTAGCTAAGGGGGGTTTCAGAGCATTTGCAAACGGCGGTACAGTTAAACAACCTACGCTAGGACTAGTTGGCGAAGGTAAGTACAACGAAGCGGTAGTTCCACTACCTGATGGCAAGTCTATTCCAGTAATTGGGGCAGGCGGAAATAGTGGAGACAACAACGTTACTGTTAATGTTACAGTAGATAGCAATGGAAACGCTAAGTCCGATACTCAAAGTGGTATGGACGGAGATCAAGCTAAGCAATTAGGATACATGGTATCTCAAGCAGTACAGCAAGAGTTAATGCAACAACAACGACCTGGAGGACTACTTAGTAGTTACTAATAATGGAAAATTTTAACTTAGACGTAAATGTAAGCCCAGACAGAGGACTAAAAACCTCTAGTAAACCCAGAGTTCTTACAGCTACTTACGGAGATGGATATGAGCAGCGAGTAGCTGCAGGTATTAATAATGTTCCCGAAGTATGGGAACTAACGTGGAAGAACAGAACTTCGGCAGAGTCTAACAAGATAATCAAATTCTTAGAGGAACACGGAGGAGTAACTCCTTTTGATTGGTACCCTACGGGGTATGACATATCTAGCACGGCTACCAGCGCTGACACTAAAAAGTTGATAGATACTAGTCAGTATTTTACTGCTAGATACTTAAATACTACAGTTACAGACTCACTAGGAAATACGGCGATAGTAACTGCAGTAGATAGTGCCACAAAATTGTCTCTATCTATAGACATTATGTTAGAAGCAGAAACGTATACAATATACCCGTACAAGAAGTACAAATGTGATAAATGGAGTTCCCAGGAAGTTCTCAGCGGTATTAGAACTGTTTCAGCAACCTTTACTAAAGTATTTGAGCCTTAATTATGAGTGATAAAATTACCCAAGATATACACGGATTTGAACCTGGAGCAGTTATTGAGCTATTTGAGCTTGATCTGTCTACAGGTTCAGCATCCTCCACAGAACCTGTCTTTAGATGGCACTCTGGTATAAATGAAAATATGCAAGAAATTGTGTGGCAGGGTAACAGGTATGCCGCCTTTCCTATTGAAGCAGACGGTTTTGAGTTTTCTGGAAAGGGAGCAATTCCTAGACCTACTTTAACTGTTGCTAACATTACATCTATGCTCACGCAAGTTATTAATAGCTATGACGACTTAGTAGGATCAAAAGTAACTAGGAAGAAAACTTTTGCTAAGTACTTAGATTCATACTGCTACACAGATGGGTACCCTGTCGCAGGAGTATGTACTTTAGAAAGCGGTGGAGACCCTAGCCTTAGTAAGTCTGATTGCTTAGATCCAACTAAAAATGGGGGTGCTGTAGTTCCGGGAGTTACTACAGGTGTTGCTACTAATAAATTGATAGATAGCTCACAGAGCTTCACTACAGGGTATATAGGTGGGACTGTAACGGATTCAACTTCTAATACAGCTCTAGTATTAGGAGTTGTTAGCCCTACTGAATTAACATTAGATACTGATATACTAGTTAGTGGGGAGTCTTACACTATTACAGGCAACATACCGGGTACTTGGACAGTATATAACCCAGCTACTTGTGAAGCTGCAACGGGGCCAGGCATATGGTATGCATCAGCCTCGGCCGATGATACTGCACACTTCTCTGATGAGATCTGGTACATAGATAGGAAGGCCGTTGAGACTCGTACTCATATTCAGTTTGAGCTAACTGCGGCACATGACATTCAGGGAGTGAAACTTCCGGCACGTACTGTAACCGCTAACTCTTGTGCATGGAGATATAAGGGTGTAGAGTGTGGATACTCTGGAGATATTATTTTAAAAGCAGGCAATTTCGAAGGGACCACCACTGTAGTAGCGGGAGTACTAACCTCTGTAAGTATAGACAGCGCCGGCACAAACTATACAGTAGCTCCTACTGTAAACATTCTTACAGACTCGGATGCTGTAGGTTCTGGAGCTACTGCTACAGCTACAATAGCTAGCGGATCCGTCAGCACTATAACGATTACTTCTGGAGGTTCTGGGTACGGTAAATGCTCGGACACTTCTTACACAACATCGGCGACTTGTGTGTCAGCAGGCGGAACTTGGGATGATACTCACCCTCCTCAGATTTTTATGGTAGGAGGGGGAGTTACTACGATACCTGACCAATTCTGGGATATCGCAAACAATACGGTAGCCTCTTCGGACTTAGATGTATGCTCGAAGACTTTTAACTCTTGCGAGTTGAGGTTCCCTGAATCGGTAGAAAGCCCTTTCGGAGGATTCCCAGGAGCAGGAATTAACATGGGATGATTGAAAGAACCTTAGAAGATTTTAGAAAACATACTGAAGCTGAGTACCCTAAAGAGGCTTGTGGCTTCATCGTTGGGGTGGGTAAAAAAGAGAGGTACTTCCCTGCTAATAATATAGCCGAATTAGCCGACAAGTACTTTATTATTGACCCCGTTAGTTATGCAGAAGCAGAAGACATGGGTACCATACTAGGTATCTGCCACTCTCACCCTAACGAGGGATGCAACCCCTCTGAGGCGGATAGAGTAACCTGTGAAACTACTAATAAACCTTGGCACATTTTAAGTTGGCCAGGTAACATGTTATACAGCTGGGAGCCCGAAGGGTATGAAGCCCCTTTAGTAGGTAGAACGTTCAGTTATGGTACCTTAGATTGTTGTACCTTAATGAGAGATTATTTCAAAAAAGAATTAAATATCGAATTCGATTGTGACAGTGGTCAAGATGGCTGGTGGGATAAAGGAGAGAATAGATACTTAGAGAACTACGAGAATCAGGGTTTTGTACGTATACTTGATGAAACTGATGTAAGAAAATATGATGTATTTTTAATAAAATTAGTTTCACCGGTACCAAACCATGCCGCAGTTTTCATCGGAGACGATAAAATACTACATCACGTATACGGTAGACTATCCAATAGGGAACTTTACGGAGGGTATTGGAGAAAGCATACCACGCACCACTTAAGGCACAAATCATTATGTTAAAATCAGTTAAATTATATGGGGAGTTAGCAGAAAAGTATGGCAAAGACTGGTCTCTAGACGTAGAGTCCCCTCGGGAGGCTTTCCAAGCCTTAGCTGTTAATAACCCAGGGTTCCTACAATTTATCAGTACTTCGGAACAGAGAGGGGTGGGGTACACTGTAAAGGTAGGTAAATCTTACTTACAAGGGAGAGGGGAAGAACTAGCCAACCCTGTAGGTAGACAGGAGATTAAGATAATACCTATAATACTTGGAGCTAAGAATCAAGGGTTAATGATGGTGTTGGTAGGCGCCGCTATTATATTTGCCCCCTATCTTATAACGTCTATGCAGTATGGCACAGCTTTAATGGGGGAGCAAACAGCTATGTTAGTAGCCCAAGGAGGGTCAGGAGGCGCTTTAATGGGAGGGCTAACTAGTGGTATAGCATCTAAGTTTGGTGGTGCACTAGTATTGGGAGGCATTGCCTCTATGATGGCACCTACCCCTTCCCCTCTTGCGGGAGAGAAAGCACAGAATTACGCATTTAATGGTGCGGCAAATACTACCCGTCAGGGGGTTGCTATACCTGTATGCTATGGACAATTAATGGTAGGCGGGGCAGTTATTAGCTCTGGAATCTCACCAGAAGACTACGTACCGGAACCGGAGAGCGATGATGAATGAGAAAGATTGGATAAGAGGCGCTGGAGGCGGCGGTAAAGGCGGAGGCGGAGGGTCTCCAACAGAAGATGATGATTCCCTATTCTCCGCGTCTAAAGCACGTGTAGTGGACCTAGTGTCCGAAGGTGAGATAGTAGGACTACTGTCCGCAGAATACGACCCAAGCACTTCCACCTGGATTAATGGAGAGCAGTCTATATACCTAAATGAAACACCTGTAAAGGACTCCTTAGGTAACTATAATTTTGAGGACGTATCTTACGCTATAAGAGAGGGTACGAACGCCCAGACCCTCATACCAGGGTTCGCAGGCTCGGAGCAGGTAGAGTCCGTTAATATTTTAGTAAAGAACGGTACCCCTGGCCCTATCATCAAATCTTTTAGCAGTAGTACTGTGGATGCAGTAAGGGTGCTTTTGTACACCCCTTCACTACTCGATGGGGATAACGATAACGGAGACCTACACGGCTCCAGTGTTTCTTTTAAGATATACATAGAAAAGGATAATGACGGGTCCTGGGATCTGATGAAGACATCTTCTTTCGAGGGAAAAACCTCTGGAAAGTATGAAAGAAGCTACAGACTAGATATTCCTAGCGCGTGGAAGGATTCAGGTTTTACTCAAGTTGCTATTAAAGTAGAGAGAACTACTGCAGATTCCACTTCTACGAAAGTATCTAACGAACTATGGTTTGGGGCGTACACAAAAGTAATAGACAATAAATTAAGATATCCTAATAGTGCTTTAATAGCAATGCAAGTAGATGCAAGGCAGTTTACTAGTATCCCTAAACGTGGGTATGAGATAAAGGGCGTCAAGATAAAGGTACCTAGTAACTATACTCCGTATGACCAAGGGCATTGCTCTTTGTCAGGGTACAGACGCAAGGACAGATGTACTCAAGCGGGGGGAACCTGGTCAGGTACTTCTGAAGGAGATAATCTGTACAACGGAGCCTGGGACGGCACTTTTGATATAGCGTGGACATGTAACCCTGCTTGGATTCTATATGATTTATGTACAGATGAAAGGTACGGCTTAGGTAAGTGGCTGTCTGCTAATCAGTTAGACAAATGGTCCTTATACGAGATTGGTAAATATTGTGACGGAGTAGACAATAGTGGAAACTTTGAAGGTGTAGACGATGGCTGGGGCAACAAAGAAGCGCGTTTTGCTGCTAATTTGTACTTACAAGCTAGAGAAGAGGCGTACAAAGTAATTAATGATATCTCCTCTATCTTTAGAGGAATGGTATACTGGCAACAGGGGCAAATCTCTGCTGTGCAGGACGCGCCTAAAGACCCTGTAATGAACTTTTCAGATGCCAATGTTATAGATGGGGCCTTCACATATGAGGGTTCTTCTAGAAAACAGAGGCACAACGTAGCTCACGTAACGTGGAATAACCCAGAAGACTTTTATAGACAGAACGTAGAGTATGTAGAAGATGCACAGGGTATTACTAACGCTAATAACCAAATATTTTCTACAGATGTAATAGCGGTAGGCTGTACTTCACAAGGGCAGGCTAGAAGAGTAGGTAACTGGATTCTGTATACTGAAAGGTACGAAACTGAAGCTGTTTCTTTTTCCACTGGAATGGAAGGAGCTGCAATTAGACCAGGGGACATCATCAAGATAGCAGACTCTAGTAGGTCAGGTGTTAGGTACGGTGGAAGAATTGCCTCAGGTAGTACAACTACTACTATTAAGCTAGACGCTCCTACTCCGGTAACTGCTGGTAAGACTTATACCATATCCTTAATTAATACTGAAGAAGCGTGTGTAAGAGCAGGGGTAAAACAATCTGAGAGTACACAGGAGACCTGTATCAATGCACACGTCAAGAACCAGTGGAAACCTTATGTGTGGGTAGAGACAAAGACTGTATCATACGTTTCAGTTACGGAGGAGGTGACTGAAGTAACCGTTACTTCCGCTTTTGAAAACACGCCTACAGCCTCGTATATGTGGATACTTGAAGAAATGGGTACTGTAGAGGCGCAGGACTTCAGAGTCCTAATGACTAGAGAAGCGGGGCCTAATATTGTGGAAGTTTCTGCACTGGCGTACCACGGAGCTAAGTATGGGTACATTGAGGATAGTACCGACTTCTCACAAAAGTCTACTAGTAACATGCCTAAACCTAGTGACCCGGTACCTAGTCCATCTAATTTGACAATTAATGAGGAAATATACGTAGACTCTATGGGTAATGTTAAGAACAGAGCTACCTGTAACTGGGATGCTCCAAACACGGCCGGTACAGCAACTACTTACCCGTACATTGCGTCTTATTACGTAGAGTGGAGAAGAAAGGCTCCTGCTATTACAAACTGGACTTCAATGGGGGAAACCTCTGCGCAGAGCATCACTATTGATGATGCTCCAGCAGGTACTCTAGAATTTAGAGTTAAAACAAGGAGAATTTTCTAATGCTATATTCACCTTTTGCATCCATAGAGCGGGAGATTTTTGGAAAAACCACCCCTCCAGCCAATGTTAGTAACTTTACTATGGTGGCTCGAATTGACCTAGCCAACCTTAAGTGGGATAGAGTAGCAGACTTAGACGTGGTACATGGAGGTAGTTACTGGATTAGACATACTAGTAATACCACGGGAGTGTCCTGGGCAAGTTCTTCAGATATCACAAAATACGTGCCGGGAAATTTAGACACTTACTCTGTCCCCCTGTTAGCAGGGTCTTACCTTATAAAAGCCTTAGACTCTTCTGGCAATGAATCGGAAACTGCTGCAATAGTAAGCTCCAACGTTGCGGACATATTAGATCTGAACGTAGTGTTCTCCAGTACACAACACCCTAGTTTCGGTAATGGTACTTCTACTGGAGTGGGGGACCCCCTTAATGATAATATATCTTTCAACTCTGGTAACAATAGTATTAAGTTGACAGACCATACTCTAGGAGTCGGCTATTATTATTTTACGGATCAGTCCATAGACTTAGGAGTAGAATACACTAGCAGGATAACTTCCTCATATACAAGCACAGGATTCTCTACGACTGAGCTGTTCGACTCAGACACGGCCTTATTTGACTCTTCCACCGGGTTGTTCGATGGTACGGATATTTCTGGAACTAATGCTGCGTTACAAGTTAGAACTACCCCAGACGACCCTGCGGGCTCCCCCGTATGGTCTCAGTGGGGCTCCTTCTTTGTAGGGGATTATAAAGCTCGAGGTCTGCAATTTAGAATGGAACTTACGAGCACAAATCCCCTGTATAATGTACAAGTAGAGGGGTTAGGTGTGACGGTTGATATGCCGGATACCTTAAAGAGGGCCATTAATGTACAGACTAGTTCTGGTACCAATAACGGTACTGAAGTGGTAACTTACGCGGTTCCTTTCAAGACAGTACCTTCCGTAGGTATAACAACAATCGATGCTGACGACAAGATATACTATGTTATTAGCAGCAGTACAGCAACAGGCTTTACTATCACTTTTTACGACAACAACACTAGCTCAGCAACGCAAAAAACGTTCAACTGGCTAAGCTCAGGATATTAGGAACACTTATGGCAATACATGACTATAGCATAGCAAATCAATCACACGCGGCATTTCGGTCGGACTTAAATAACGCACTTTCCGCTATTAAGAGCAGTAACAGTGGGACAACAGCACCTACGCTATCTCTAGTAGAGGGGCAGTTATTTTTCGATACTTCTAATAGCATACTTAAGCTTTATACGGGGGCCTCCTTTGAGGAACTAAAGTCTGGCGATATTGTTACCAACGATATAGCAGCCAATGCGGTAACTACAGTCAAAGTACTGGACTCGGCTATTGTGGCATCCAAGCTCGCAGTTACTGGGAACGGTACCGCTACTCAGTTCTTACGGTCAGATGCAGATGGTACTTTCACATGGGCTACTCCTATTAATACTAATACTACTTATACTGCTGGGTCGGGTATGGACTTAGCTGGTGGAGCTTTCTCGGTGGAATCAGATCTTAGAGATAGTATGACTCATATTGGAAGGGATAGTAACGATTACATAATTTTCAATACAGAGAACCATGGATTCTTCTTAAATGGGGCAGAGCGCTTCCGAATGGAAAGTGACGGGGATCTACACTGTGATGGTAGTGTGGTAGCGTATTCCGCAACAATATCTGACAGGAACTTAAAGTCAGCTATCTCTAACGTAGACAATGCACTAACTAAAGTTTTACAACTTAACGGAGTGGAGTTTACACGTAAAGATACTGGGGTAAGATCTGCAGGAGTTATTGCGCAAGAAGTTGCTAAAGTGCTGCCTCAGGCAGTGGTAGAAAGAAAGCTACCTCTACAGACAGGTACTGATGAAATGTACAAAACAGTAGAATATGATGCTTTGCATTCATTGTACATCGAGGCAATCAAAGAACTTAAACAGCAGTTAGATGACCAAGCGCTGGAGATAAAAGAGCTTCAAAAGGGTTAAAAAAATTTATGTCTTGACTTTTTTGATGGAATTTGATATAATAACAGTATAAGAAAAGGTCATTAAAATAATTTGGTGGGCACCTTTTAACAAGTATAAATCCCTTTATGGTAAATAGCCAAAAGGGGTGAGGTTTTATTAAGGATTTTAATTATGTCAGCAGGTATCTATAATTTAAGTATTGAACAAGGCTCTTCATGGGAGCTACAAATGTCTATCGACTCCTCTGCAGGTACAGATTTAAATATTTCAGGGTACAGTTTTGATGCTAAAATAGCTAGGTCATACTACGACGATACACCTGTGAGTATGGCAGTCTCTGTTCTTAATAGCGCTACAGGTGCTATTAAGATATCTCTTAGTCCCGCACAAACAGGCGCTTTAGATGCTGCTATAGAATACATATACGACGTAGATATGACTTCTGGTGGCGGTACTGTAACTCGCTTAATGGAAGGAAGAGCAACAATTAGTCCAGGACTATAACTATGAGTGTCATAGTTACTGTAACCGAGACTACAGGCAACGAAATAACTGTAACTACCGATCAAGTAGTTATAACAACCAATTCGGTAGCAGTGGGAGACGCAGGGGATATTTCTTTTTCCCCTGTAGGTTCTATTACTGCTACGAATATTCAAGATGCTCTGCATCAAATCGCGGACCAACAGTTCGTACAAGCCGCAGCACCTGCATCTGACGATGAGAATCTTCAGGAAGGTGATCTGTGGTATAACACAGCTGATAATAAGCTAATGGTATATCGGAACACTACGTGGGAAGAAATAACTATAGCAGCTCAACTATCGGAAAGTTCAGGTACTGCAGAGTATTCTGATGTTACTCTTAATGGAGGGTATTTTTAAATGGCAAACGTAATTAAAATTAAACGCAGTACTACCAGCGCAACACCGGGTAGTCTAGCTGAGGGCGAATTAGCCTATTCGGAAAATTCCAATAATTTATTTATTGGTACAAGTGGTTCTAATGTGACTGTAATTGGTGGTTCTGAAGGAATCGCAGATGCAGTTGGGGCAATGGTAACTGGCAATACTGAAACAGGTATTGAGGTAACTTACCAAGATGCTGACAATACTTTAGATTTCGCACTTACTGCTGATCCAACGATCACTTTAGGCGGAGACTTATCAGGTTCAGCAACATTAACAAACTTAACAGATGCTACACTTACAGCTACTATTGGTACTGATGCAGTACAGAAAGCTATGGTTAACACTGATGTTATCACAGGACAAACAGCTTTAGCTGCAAACCCTGATGGCGACAACGACTATGTACTAATTTATGATAACTCTGCATCTTCTTACAAGAAGATTGCAGCTAAGTACTTAGGTTCAAATTCACTAGCTGAATTAGACAACGTTAATACTGACACAGCAACTTCTGGAAATATGATGGTTGCTGACGGAGTAGACTGGGAGTCAATAGCAATGTCTGGCGACATTACAATGACTTCTGCGGGAGTTACTTCTATTGGATCTGATAAAGTTCAAGCCGCTGAATTAGGTGTTACTGCTGGTGCAGCAACCGCTTCTAGAGCACTTGTAGTTGATTCTAATAAAGATATTAACTTAGGTACTGGTGATGTAACTGCTACTAACTTTACAGGTTCTATTCAGACCGCTTCACAGGGCAATATTACTACAGTAGGTACTTTAACGGGTCTTACAGTTAGTGGTGATGCTACTATTGCAGACGGTACTAACGACTTCGATATTGCTTCTCACGATGGCAGTAACGGTCTTAAATTGGGTGGGGTACTTGTTACTGCTGACTCAGGTGAGATTAATGTATTGGACGGCGCAACAGCAGGTACTGCAGTAGCTTCTAAGGCTTTAGTTGTAGACGCTAACAAAGACATTAACTTAGGCTCAGGCGATATTACAGCTACAAACGTAACTGGTACATTGCAAACAGCAGCTCAAACAAACGTTACTACAGTAGGTACATTAGATGGTTTAGCAGTTTCTGCTTCACAAACAGTTACAATGGGTGCAAACAGAGTTACAAATGTTGCAGATCCTTCACAGGCTCAAGATGCAGCTACTAAAGCATATGTAGATGCAGTTAAAACTGGATTAGATGTTAAAGACTCAGTTCGTGTAGCTACTACAGCTTCTGGTACTCTGGCTTCAGCTTTCGATAATGCAAGCACTGTTGATGGTGTTACTTTAGCTACTGGTGATCGTATTTTCCTTAAGAATCAGTCAACTGCTTCTGAAAATGGTATTTATACTGTAAATGCTTCAGGAGCTCCTACAAGAGCTACAGACTTCGATGCAAGTTCTGAAGTAAGCGGTGGAACATTTACTTTCGTTGAAGAAGGTACTACAAATGCTGACTCTGGTTGGGTAGTTACAAATAATGGGGACGTTACAGTTGGTACAACTGGTCTAACATTCGCTCAGTTCTCAGGTGCTGGACAACTTACTGCTGGTACTGGTATGACCAAAACAGGTAACACTCTTGATGTTGTTGCTGGAAATGGTATTACAGCTAATGCTAACTCAATACAGATCAATACTACATGGGCTGGACAATCTGCGATTACCACTTTAGGTACTATTGCTTCTGGTACATGGCAGGGTGACACGGTAGGAGTAGATTATGGAGGAACAGGTATTTCTAGCTTTAGTTCTGGTGATATCATGTATGCTACAGGATCTACTACTATCTCTAAGCTTAGTAAAGGTACTGGCGGTCAATTTATGAAGATGAATTCTGGTGCAACAGCTCCTGAGTGGTCTAACGAGTTAGACGGAGGGACGTTCTAAATTTACTTCTTGACAAAACATAGTAACCTAGGTATAATATATGCTTAGGTCACCAATAATTTTTCAAAAAAGTAATTTAGAGGATGCCATATGTCAACTTTACAAGTAAATAACTTAGATTCGTATACCGGAACTAAGATTGACGTGGACAGTACTTCTGACTTTAATATTGAGTCCACCACTGCTTCTAGTAGTGGTACCACAGGGGCTCTTAGAGTCGCTGGAGGTATATCCACACAAAACAATTTAAACGTTAGTGGTAACGCTGTTGTAACTGGCACATTAGAAGCTTCTTTGAACTCTAGTGTGTTAGATGGCGGTACTTTCTAAGTAAGAGTATAGGGCACAAGTTGCCCTATTCTTATAGGAAAAAGTATGAATCATATCATAAAACCAAAACGTACCTCGAGTGCGGGGGTGGTTCCTACTACTTCTAACTTAGAAGAGGGTGAGATTGCAATCAACCTAGTAGACAAAAAACTATTTGTTAGAGACACCTCTAACAATATTTTGGAGTTAACGACAAGAACGCTTGGGTCTCTAGATGATATATATCTATCTGGAGAAACAGACGCTCAACCCTTACACTACAATAGTAGTAGTAATAGGTGGGAGAACTATAACAGAGACTTAGGTCCTTGGAGCACCAGTTCTGGAAACACTTATTACAATGTAGGGTCGGCATATACTGCTGTAGGTAAAAGCACTCACTCTGGTACTTATACATTAGAAGTAGAAGGAGGCTTTAATGCTAGCGGGCAGATAACTCTTGCCTCAGGCAAGAAAGTGGGGCCAGGTTGGTTCAATGAATCAGCCTCCTTAGTAACTGAAAGCTATGATATCCCTTGTACATATAATGCGGAGGCTAGTACGGACACTGCAATTGCAGTGGATGTAGTAGTTAAAGTGTGTACAGGATCGGTATTCAAAGTATCTGACTTAGCCACTTCAGACTAACAACCGGCCTTATATAGGCCGATTTATAACCCAGCTATATAGCAAATTTAATTAAGGGGAGCCAAATGGCCATAAACTTTAAACCGAAAAGAACCACCACCGTAGGGAACGTACCTAGTACGGCCAACCTAGCTGCTGGTGAAATCGCTATTAACTTAGCCGATAAAAAACTATTCGTTCGAGATACCTCTAATAATATATTGGAGTTAACCACTCGAAGCGTCAATTCCTTAGATGATGTTAATATCAGTGGTTTATCAAACAATCAGGTACTTCAGTACAGTGCCTCGACCAGTAAGTGGGAGAATACCACTCTTACTAACATCTGGTCTGACTCTGGTACTTATATTTATAACACCTCAACCGTTGGAATCGGTACAGCAACTCCAAATACGGACTATAAATTAGACGTAAATGGTACTGTTAACTGTACTACTCTATACGTGGGTGGAGTTCAAGTAGACGGAGGAAGCCCTCCCTTTCTACTTACTAAACCTGTAATCACTACAAACTACACCGTTGCTGCCAACTTTAACGCCTCTACCACAGGGGTTGTTGATGTTGCAACAGGAATAACATTGGAAGTTGGCGATAACGCTAACTTGACAATATCATCATAAAGGAAAATAAAATATGTCTACTTTAAAAGTAAATACTATTGACTCACACTCAGGAAGCACAATAAATATTGATAGCACTGCGGATGTTTCAGTAGATAGCGCAACTAGCGCTACAAGCTCTACTACAGGTGCCTTAAAGGTTACTGGTGGTATTTCTACCCAAGAAAATTTATATGTTGGGGGCAACGCTGTTATCACTGGCACAATGACTGCTAATGGCGGAACAATCACATTAGGTGATGCAGGTACTGATAATGTTACTATTGGGGGTGAGATCAATTCTGACGTTATCCCTGATGTTACTAATACAT